TGCGATCGAAATCACAAATCGACCGCCTTGTAGCCATCACATCTTATTGCAAGATGCGTGGCAACCCATGAACACCATTGGACTCCTCAGCTACTGCCTCACCAACATTATGTTTGAGTATCGAGTTCAACAATCCACCCAAGATGCGTTTTGGAACAAGATGCAGTCCGAAGTCACCGACTCAATGGACTACACCGCCCAAGACGACGATGAGAACCCGTTCTCCGCCCTTCGTGGGTGCATGAACCAGTACGAGAATCTCAAGGAGACCGTACTTTTCAAGAAGCTTTACAAGTTCGGACTTTATGTCCTCACGCTTGGCCTTCTTGATGGCATCAACATCACGTTCGACAGTTGCAACTTCTCCAGGTTCGAGAAGGAAAGCATCAAGCGCACTCATCGTCCCGGCGTCACCATGGTTCACGTCATGTTGGACACCGCGCTTTTTGTGGCCGAACGCGGCTACCAGTATTTTAAAACTGGTGACATCCACACTATCCTCCATACGGGTAGTGCCTATGAAGGATGGGTTGTGCAAGCCCAAAAACTCATCCATTCAGCTCCGTTTCTTTCCAACCCGGAGCCTCATGGCATTAACAAGTTCACGTTTCTCAGTGAACTCAAGGACACCATCGAGAAAGGCAAGGGTATTGTCAAATTTACCGCCAAACTCGAGAAGACTGAAAAGCTCTTCCTTGGTCGTCTCTTGAACGATCTGCTCCTTATTGAGAGCAATGAACTCACCAAGCGTGAGGCGCAGAAGCCCCGTAAGGATCCTCTTGGAATTCTCATCCATGGTGGGTCCAGCATCTGCAAGTCTCAGCTTGTCCGCATCATCTACTACCATCACGGTATGTACTTCGATCTTCCCACAGGATCCGAGTATGTGTACACGCGCAGCCCTACTGATCAATATTGGTCGGGCTACAACTCTACGCAGTGGTGCATCGTCATGGATGACATCGCGTTTCTCAAGCCCAATGGCGTTCTGGACCCTACGGTCTCGGAAATGCTGTTGGTGAAGAACAACACTCCGTACTGCCCTCCTCAGGCAGAACTTGCGGACAAAGGTCGCACTCCTGTCCGTGCAGAACTCTTGATCGGTACTACCAACACCGAACATCTCAACTTGGACGCGCAGTTCGCCTGCCCCTTCGCCATTGCGCGCCGTTTCAGCTACATCATCACAGCTGTCATCAAGCCCGAATTCTCGAAGAACGTCATCATGGCCGACTCCAGCAAGATCCCAATCACTGCTGAAGGCGACTACATGAACATCTGGAACTTCATCATCAAAGTTCCCCTCCCCGCTACTGACCAACAGGTTGACAACCAAAAGGCCAAGTATGCCGTCGTGCATGAATTTGATAACATCCACGACATGCTTGGCTGGTACATTACCATTGCCAAGCAACACGAAGAGTCTCAGAAGAAGGCTCTCGCTGCTGACAAGGTCATGGGTGCTGTTTCGGTATGCCATGAATGTGGTCGTGCCGTCATTGCCTGTACCTGTCATCACGCACAAGACGACAATGAGGAAGTCGTCGCAGAGGCCGTTGAAGAAGTCGAGCAAGAACTTCCCGCCTTTGTTTCTCAGCGCCCTATGAGCCAGATCAAGTTTTGGATCTATGCGCAGATCATTCAACACGCTATCAACCCAATCTGGCGTGAGGAAGACATTGTCGTTTACCTCATGTCGTACCCCCAGTACTTCCAGGTTTGGGCCAGTCTTCTTTTGTTGTGGACTTTTCCCCGCACTCTCCTCAGCCTGTTCCTCGGAATTGCCTTTTTCAAGTACTTCTGGGTGATGTGTGCCTACGGCTTCCAAGCCAAGAACGGTTCTCTTTGGAAGATCAAGCTAGCGTACAAGTTGTTTTCCAACGAGGCTGAAGCGTACCGCTTCATCTTTCGCCTTGCAGGTATGCGTGTGAAGAAGTCAATGACTTCCAGCATGCTCAAGAAACTTGCAGCGGTACTTAGTGCCGCAATTGTGGCGTACGGTATCAAGGAAGCCATCTTCCCTACGAAGTACAGTAAGCAAGGTAATACCGGGACTATTCCTACGTCTCTTACCGAGGAAAAACCCGTTTACTACTACCACGACCCTTATAAGGTAACGGACATGGAGATCTCCTCCCAGTCCAAGTGTGCCCTAGAAGGAACGGTTGAGAACATTGTGAAGGCTAATAGCTGCATGTTCACTTTCCGTTGGCTTGAGAACGAGGGTAAGGCAAACAACACTATGGCGTCCAATGTCCATGGTACCGTGTACATGTTTAACAAGCATTCTATTCGCGGTAGTGTCGGCACCCTCGACGTGACGTTCGATCCGATTTCCCAGAACATCTCACGAAATGTTCGCCGTATTTCGGT